CAGATTGAATTTACGGCTTATGACCGTATGATGAAGCTGGAAATGCCTTTTTCCTCCAGCCTTCCGGATAATACGGATACAGTATCAATACTGAAACGTATTACAGAAATCACACGTGTATCAGTAGCAACAGATGGTCTGAATGCAATAGCAATGGCAAATCCTAAGGGATACTCCTGCCGTGAGGTTCTTTCCTATGTGGCACAGATGTATGGCGGATTTGCCATCTGTAACCGGCAGGGACAGATAGAGATACATACTTATATAGACAGCGATTACAAAGCTGGAACAGGGCGTTACTGGGACAATTTCGAACACAATGAATATCTGTTTAGCATAGAGAAACTGACCTGCTATACAGGAAAGGACAAAGAGGGAAACAGCAGTTCCATATCAGCTGGAAGCGGAGGAAGAACAGTAAGCTTTTCCAATCCGTTCATGACAGAAGAGGCATTAAACAATATCTTTTCTGCCCTTAGCAGGTTTTCTTATATGCCGGGTAATCTGAAACTTCTGGGGGATCCGCGTCTGGATCCCTGGGATATCATAACAGTAGAGGACCTGAACGGAGATTCCTATAAAGTTCCGGTCATGAAAATGGAGTGGGAATATGACGGCGGTCTGACTCATACGATTGAGGCGGTTGGCTTGTCTGAAGAAGAGACCAATACAGATTATAAAGGCCCGCAGACAAAAGAAATGGACCGCTACTATGCCCAGCTTGTCATGATAGACCATGCGATGATCAATAAGCTGGATGTAGATACAGCCAAGATTACCTATGCTACGATCACTAATCTGAACGCAACAAATGCAAATATCGAGAAACTAAACGCGGATGTAGGAAACTTCAGGGACCTGACGGCTACTCAGTTTAAAGCGGCCAATGCAAAGATAGACATTCTGGATGGTAATTATGCCAATATCAAGACGCTTCTTTCCGGAAGCGCAGGGGTAGGGGATTTACAGAATATCCATCTGACTTCCCAGAATGCAGTGATTGATTCAGCACTGATTCGGAATGCAGTTATGCAGACAGTTACCATTTCAGATCTTTTAGCCGGAACCATTTCCACAGATAAATTCACGATTGTTTCAGATGACGGCGGGATAAAGATACAGGGAGCTACCCAACAGTGGAGAGACGCAAATGGAATAGTAAGACTGCAGGCGGGCAGGGATGCATCTGGAAGCTTTACTTTTGCATTGTTTGACGAAACGGGAAAAGGAACCCTGATTGACGCATCCGGCGTCCAGAAAGGTGCGATTGCAGATGAAGTAATTGTAGACAGCATGATTTCAGACAATGCCAATATTGCAGCATCCAAATTAGACATTAACAGCCTGTTCAAGGAAATCAATAACAGTGCACAGGTAATCAAGAGTAGCCGCATCTGGTTTGATGATTCCGGACAGAGCCTGAACCAGGCATACTCCCAGATGAGTAAGAACATTACTTTCGTACAGGAAACAGCCAGCAGTGCAACAAGTACAGCAAAAGCGGCCAGCGATACAGCAGATGCGGCGGCAGATGCAGCCAGAAAAGCGCTGGATACATTGTCTGGTATCAGCACCCTGGATGCAGTCGGAGCATTACTGGACAATGATGCACATGTAGTCCATACCAATCCGGATGGAACAGGGGGAGATTACACCAACTGCCATACAACGATGCGGATATATCTGGGAGATACAGATGTTTCGGATCATATTGATGCTATTAATGTAACCGCATCTGAGGGAATCGCTGGCACCTGGAATGCCAGAACGCGTACTTACCAGGTAACGGACATGACAACTGATGATGGTTGCGTAGATATCGAAGCTCAATATGGTCTGGAATCCAAAGCCCTCATGCTAAGCGGAAAAGTTCTTACGATCAATGGAAAACTCCTGTTAATAAAGAACAATGGAGTATGGATCCGAAAACGTTTTTCCGTCAGTAAATCAAAGGATGGCAAGATAGGGATCTCTTATAATATCCAGACCAGTTCTCTTGTTATGAGAAAACAGAAAGACGGAAAAACACTTTTACCATCCAGTGTGACATTTTCAGCATATAAAAATGACAATGGATTAATAAGCAGTTATGCAGGAATCTTTCAGATAGAAGAGTCCAGAGATTCCGGAAAAACCTACAATATCGTTTATGGTTCTTCCGGAGCAGAGATTCTGAAAATATACACACCGACAGGACCGGATATAAACATAATCCGCTGCACTCTATATGATGAAACAGGAGTTCAGACCCTTGATGTTCAGACTGTAACCATTATCGCAGACGCAGAAGGACTTTCCGAGGATATCAAAAAAGCCCAGGATACTGCAGATGAAGCTAAGGAAGCAATATCGACCACAAACAATAAAGTAGCTGATATCCAGACCGGTATAGATGGTATCAGGGCGAATCTTTCAGAAGTAACCACTGATCTCCATGGTCTGACAAACAATACCCTTATTTATAATGCCCGGTACCATGATAATGGTGATGGAACCACTACACTGACCGCAGTGGTGTATAAAGACGGCAGGGAAGTGACGAGGGAATATCCATCTTCCTGGTACAGCTGGACTAGAAAAACAGAGAGCGGAGAAACATTCCTGGGATATGGATATACGATAACCGTTAATAATGAAGACTATATGTTCGGCGGAGTGGTAGTCGGACGATTTACAACCTATAAACAACAGATTTTAACAGTGAGCAGAGGAGCACTTATATTAAGTGGAAAAGCCATCTGCTTTAGCATAGATGCGTAAGGCAGTCAGATGACTGCCGGAAAGGAGCCAATATGTCATTACCAGAAGAAAGCGTAGCAGTAAACACCCTCCCGGAAGTAACCACCATCCCAACCGGAAAAAAACTCATATTCACCGATCCTGACACCAACGAAGGCGGGATCATCACCCTGGAAAACCTCACAAAACAGATATTACAAAATCTGACCACCCAAACCTTCGGCCTGGATCAGGGAAATCTGACACTTTTGCAGGCGATTAACCAATTAAATAGTAATGCAAAATATTCAAAATACTCTGCAAGTCTAATACAAAGTCAACGGATTGAAGAAGATACTGTCAAAGAAATTACGTTTTATAAATTTGGTAGGTTAGTATCTGCGTTTATAAACATTAGTGTAAAAGCATTCCATCCATCTACAACCGATTTTGTTGATATATGCGATATTCCAGATGATTATTTACCAACGCATAATTTGATAGTAAATTATGTTACTCAGGTAGGCACCCCAATGCTTTTCCAAATACATCCTTTAAAAAAGAAAGCAAGTGTTTATGGCGTTAACGAATTAAAAAACGATTGGTTAATTCGACAAGTTTTCACATACATTTCTAAAGCTTAAATAGTAACACCTCAAAGCTTGCCTTGAAAGAAAACGTGACCGATATACAGGCTTTGATAAGCAAAGCTTCATCTAGCACGTACATTCTGTTCCACCTCTCTGGTGCTAACTATACAGGGAATGATCTTCCTATTGATGCGACATATAAATATGGATCTGGAATTATTTTTTACCGTAATTCAAATTCATGCAAAATCGTATTATTTCCGGAACGAGCGAAGCCAGTCTGGAAAATGGCTAATTGGGAAAAATGGAAAGACTTCGTAAATAATACGGTCGATTAACGATAGATAATTCTTGGTCTTACTATAACTAATACTCAAACATTTTTATGTTTTTTAATTAATATAAGCTAAAACTCAAGAGCCTCTTCCCATTTAATATAGGTGTGAACAAATTGTAAATGCATCTCTTATATGGCAGAATTACCATGCAGGAGGTGCATTATTTTGACAAATATAGAACAGATCCAGAATAGAATCCTGGAAAAAATGCAGGAGATTTTATCAAACGAAGAGATTCAGAAACTGGAAAACGTTATGGCAATTGAATTTCATGGAATAGAGGTACAGCAGGAGTGTACTCAGCTGGTTACTTCCGAGAGCCACTGGGAAAAGATTCTTCGAACCTTTATTGCAAGCAAACGTATAGAAAACTGCAGTATAGGAACACTGGAACGCTATAAAGACTGTGTGACCAGATTAGTAACAACCCTGAATAAAAGACTACAGGATATTACGACAAATGACATTCGCTATTATCTGGCAATGTATCAGGAACAGCGGAAAATCTCAATGAGCTATATGGATACAATCAGAAGATACCTAAGCAGCTTCTTCGCATGGATTTCGGATGAAGGCTACATATCCAGAAATCCTATGCGGAGATTAAAGAAGATAAAAGTACCAAGAATGATTAAAAAGCCCTTTACACAGGCTGAAATGGAGCATCTGCGATGCAATGCGGAATCCCAAAGAGACATTGCAATCATGGCATTCCTTTACAGTACAGCAGCCAGAATAGGGGAAGCAGTAAGATTAGACAGAAAGGACATAGACTGGGGAAACAAAGAAGTAATTATATACGGAGAAAAAGGCAAAAAGGAGAGAAGAGTGTATCTGACCGACGATTGCGCATATCATCTTCAAAAATACCTTGCAACCAGGGAAGATAATAATCCGGCCCTGTTCGTAAGCAATAAACAGCCACATACCAGGCTTGGAAAACAGGCGATTCAATCCATGCTTCGGACTTTAGGAAACAAAACAGAGATTCATGCTCATCCACATAAATTCCGGAGAACTTTACTTACGGATGCAGGCAATAGAGGAATACCATTACAGGAAATTCAAATGTACGCCGGCCACCAAAAGCCAGATACAACTATGATGTACGTAACGGTCAGCGAAGAGAACGTAAAAGCATCATTTAGACGATATATTTCATAATCAAAGATGATTTCATATGGAATTTTTGAGACTGCCAGAAATGGTGGTCTATTTTGCGTGGTAAGAATTACATCCAGAAGATATGGAAAATGGAAAAATTCGGAGAAGGGCATTACTAGAGTAAATGGGAAGAGGGAAATTTTATGCCATATTGGAGTTAGAAAAAATTTTCCAGTTCGTCCAATGAAGAGGATTTCCAGACCAATCCCTAGAATATATGTTTCCACCTTCAATTATCATTAATTGGAGATTAATATATTGAAATAATATTAATATGCCCCATTTATTTTTTCCATCTCCAAATACATCATGTCCATTGATTAAATATATGCCTGGAAGATGCGTACCGTCTGTCGTTTTATAATTATCCAATGATTCCGTAATATTACCTCTTGGTGCTAACGCCTTACTATTTAAGATAGAGCGATATAATATATTTTTCCCATTGAAATTCTCATATAATATGCTGTTGAACTATGATTGATGGACAAGCCTATTCCATTTACTGACTTTTCAATAATATAGATTATAAAAACACAACTACCACTTGTATGAGGATTACCAGCAATATTAGAGGTTGTACGAAAATAATGAATTTTTCCTTCTGAAAGCGTTTTAATATAATCGGATACACTAGTTGATATGGTCGGAGTATCAATTAACGCCTTACTATTTGAACAAACAAGAACCCATGCTAAAGGACATCCCATCAAGGATGTCTTTTATTATGGATTTTTAGAAAAGGAGGAAGGCGGTGTGATATTTGAAAAGGAAATCAACATATATGCCAAGGATGCCATCTTGAAACGTTTTCAGGCAAACGAAACAAGTATTTCTATTACTCAGGGAAAGATTTCAGCTCTGATCAGCGAGAGTGAACTGGTTGAATTACAGAACAGTAAAGAAACCATGTACAGCAAGTTAGCAAGTGTTCAGATGGATGTATCTGGTCTGACAGAAAGCTTCTCGGATCTGACAACAAAGTATGATACAGTAACTGGTCAGTACAGCGCTCTTGATGCAAAAGTAGCGGAATACAAGAGAGGAGTAGATGGTTTATCTGCGAACATTACTGCAGTAAATACAAGACTGTCAGAAAATTATAGTACGACAGAGGCGATGAATGCAGCAATAAAAGCCAGCGTAGACGGCTTATCAACTACAGTATCAAAGACATATGCAACAACTGAAAATTTGACAGCTGCGCAGGAAAGTCTAAGGCAGCAGGCACAAGAATATGCTTCAGATGCAGAGACTGCAGCCACGAAAGCAGGACAGGATGCTGCGAAGGCAGCTCAGGAAGAGGCTTTAAAACTTGCCCAGGAATCTACGGATGAGAAGTTAAAGAAATACAGCACCACAATAGAAATGAATTCGGCAATAAAACAATCAGCTGACAGTATTTCTCTGGCGGTTTCTGAAAGCTACGTAAAAAATGATACATTAAAGAGCTACGCAACCACGGAAGCGATGAATGCTGCTATTGAGGTATCTGCCAATAAAATAACCTCTCGTGTGGAATCTTTAGGAGAAACTATAGACCAGAAAAACGGCAATTTCTATGGACTAGATGTTCCAACAACCAGTAATGCCCCGGCATCTTCCTGGACATCAGAAGAGTTGAAACAGCAGCATAATGGAGACATCTATATCCAAACTACTACAGGAAATACCTACAGGTATTTTTACGGTGATACAGGCCTTATCATAAAGTTTTCAGAAAATTGTAGGACAGAGAGTACAACTTATGACTATGTGAAAATTTTTTATAATGATAATGGAACGATGAAGTGTGCTGCAAAGCTGGGTGGAACCAGTATTGCAGGAGCGACTGTTTATGTACCAACTCAGGAATTCTATGTATACTGGCATACAGATGGCAGTCAGGATTCTTTCTATGGATTCAAGATTGATTCTGTTACTCAGGGAGCTGGAACAAAGACCGGATCAGCAGATGGACTTCCTGGATATACAGCAACAATTTTGAGCGCTGAAACATATCCGGAGAGCAGTCATGGCAATTATGGAAATAACGTCAATCAGCTCTGGAAATGTACAGGCCCTGCTGTAGGTACGAATACATCTTTCTGGCAGAGAATAGAAACGGTCACCAAATCAGAAGTAAGTTCCCTGATAGAGCAATCAGCAGACAGCATTCGCCTGCAGGCCAAGAAAATAATGTGGCAGAGTGATTATTCCTCTATGACTGAAGCTGGAGAATTAACCTGTACAGGAGCTTCTATTCAAGGTGATTTAACAACAAAGCAACCGTGGAATAACTCTTATAAAATTACTGAACTGAAAGAAGGAGTTATTAAAGGATATAAAGGCGATACGCAAACCGGTCTGCTGGATATGTCAGCATACTACTCAGACAATTTGAGACATGTTGCGCTAAATGGTTTTGACTATCTTCATTTGCAGGCAGGTACAGATATTCTGGTAGAGCAAACAGTTACTTTTGAAAAAGAGATAAAAGTTACAAATGGTTGTAAGCTGCGTGTGAATTTTATAGATTCCATAGTATCTGGAAACGGAATCCAGATACCAGCAGATTTAAATATAGGAGAACCGGGAGTTGCAAGAGAACTATATGTAACTGGAACGATAGAGGCAACTGGGACGATAACAAGCCCTTGGGCAACCAAAAACTATGCTTTTAATACTTCTGCGAATTTGTATATAACATCTGATGGAGTTATTAAACGTGCAATGAGTGGTTCATCTAAGAGGTATAAAAATCACATAGCAGATTTAGAGGAAACAGATGTGAAGGGACTATACGGTTTACCTGCTGTACTGTTCAAATATAAAGAAGAACTTCTTAGTGATGAAAGCGAAGACTATAATAGAGTAGTACCAGGCTTTTATGCAGAAGCAATGGATAAATATTACCCAGATGCATGCCGATATAATGAATTAGGTCAGCCAGAAGACTGGGATCCAAAGAAACTCCTTCCTGCAGTTGTAAAATTAGTACAGTTGCAGAAAGAAGATATTGATACAGTTAAAAAATATTGCCCAGAACACGGCCACGGAATCTTAAATGAAGATGGCAAATGCATTATCCTACTTAATGCAATAGAAAACCAATATTACATAACTCTCACAAAATATGGAGAGGGAGATCTCTATATTTCAAAAAAGGATACCAGCAGTTTCATTGTAACAGGAACCCCAGATCTGGAATTTGACTGGCAGGTAACTGCAGCATAGGAGAACATATGAAGAAAATCAGAGCAGAACCGAAAGGTTCTTTTTATTTTACCCAAATTGCGCCGGCGCAATTGCCAGAAAGGAAAAAGAGATGGAAACAATCATTTCAGCCTGCATCAGTGCAGCGGTTACATTAATTGTATGTGTGATCAGCAATAATGCACAGCAGGAAAAGACACGAACTCTTATGGAGTACAAGCTGGAAGAACTGACTAAAAGAGTAAATGAACACAATAACCTTATCAAAAGAACTTATGCTCTGGAAGAAAAAATGAGTGTGCATGAGGAACAGATTAAGGTTGCGAATCATAGAATAGAAGACCTAGAAAGAAAAGGAGAATGATTATGGAACAGATTATCAACTATGTAAAACCGGAACTCATCGTAGTAGCAATTGCCCTGTATTTCGTGGGAATGGCATTAAAACAGGCACAGGCAGTAAAGGATAAGTACATCCCTCTCATCCTTGGTGGAATCAGCATTGCAATTTGTGCGATCTATGTGTTTGCCACCTGCACCTGCGGTACCGGACAGGATATTGCAATGGCAATCTTTACAGCAATCACACAGGGAATCCTGATTGCTGGTCTTTCTACATATGTGAACCAGATTGTAAAACAGGCAAATAAAGACGAATGATTCAGGGGATGAGGAATCATCCCCTTTGGAGGAAATGCTTATGGATAAGCAAAATATAACTGTGTTGAGAAAAATACTGTACGCAGTGGAATCCGGAGATCAGGTATATGGTAAGCAGGATTATTCCTGCTTTGCCGGGGTCGGAGCGAACTGTAGCAATGAAAAAGCTATTACGATCGGTGCGGGGCAGTGGTACGCAGGAGAAGCAAAAGAACTGTTATACCGGATTCAGAGAGCAAACCCGAAGCTATTCAAAGACATGGATAATGCAGGTATGGAAAAAGACCTGCTGATGAAGAGCTGGGATACATACGCCGTAACAGCGGAATCTGCGAAAGGACAGTGCATTGTAAGTATCATCAGCACTGACCTCGGGAAGAAATGCCAGGACGAGTATATGGAAGACCAGATACGAACATACACCCCGACTATCGAAAAAGCCTACGGAACCATGCCAGACACCGCAATGATGGAATGCATCAATATTCTACATCAGGGTGGTTTTGATGCACTGAAGAGGATCTTGTCTAAAACTCCGGAACCATATACCGCAGATAAGATTTACACAACACTGCGTCAGGATCCTGCAGACCCGACACCGAACCAGGTTGGTGACTATGAAGGCAGACAGAAAGCGGTAATCAGCATGATTCGGAAGTATGCTGTGACTGCGGAAAGAAAGGAAGATACGACAATGACAAAAACAGAAAAAGCAATCAAACAGATGGAATCATGGGCGGCAGACAATTCTCATGGATATGATCAGATATACAGATGGGGAGAAAAAGGAGATTACGACTGTAGTTCAGCAGTGATCAGCGCATGGCAGGCAGCAGGCGCCCCAGTCAAGACAAAAGGAGCAACTTACACAGGCAACATGAAAGCGGTATTCCTTTCCTGCGGCTTCGCTGACGTGACCAGTAAGGTTAACCGATCGACTGGCTCAGGACTCCAGAGGGGAGATGTGCTGCTGAATGAGACGCATCATGTTGCAATGTACTGCGGAAATGGAAAAGAAGTAGAAGCATCTATAAACGAAAAAGGTACTGCGATAGGCGGACAGCCGGGAGATCAAACCGGAAAGGAATTCCTGGTAAGAAGTTATCGAAACTATCCGTGGGATTGCGTTCTGCGGTACCAGGAAAGCAACTCTGAAAGTACAACAACAACCACCGAAAAAGTGGCATATGCAGCCAGAATAAGCAAAGACACCCAAACGTTCGTGGACGCCGGCAAGACAAAATCAACCCTGTGGCCGAAGATAAAAAAGAACACCTTGGTGGATGTGATCAAAGGAGCAACTATCAAAGACTCTGCCGGAAAGAAATTCTACCTTGTTCGACTCGGACACCCGTCTGAGGGATTCGTACGAGAATACGTGCTGGCAGGAAGTTTTAAGAAGATAAAATAA